CGTCAGTATCGGATACACCAATTATTTTAAGAGGTGCTTGTTCAATACGAATTGTTTGAGTCGGTCCAGCTTTTGCTATGATCGCTTCAATTTCTTGTGCAGTTGGAGGAGGAGGACCAGCAGGGGTAGGATTACCATTCTTGTCCATCTTCATAGTACCGTCACCCTTCTTACTAGCTGTCTGAATTCCAAAGCTAGCTAAAACTCCTGTAAAAACTGAAGCTATAAATGTCGGATCTATTTTCTGTTGAGGGACGCCAGGTATGGCGACATAGTTTAAAGTTAATATCCCTCCAGACCAGGCCAGCACTGTGATTCTGACCATTGTAGAAATGATCGCTGCTTGCTCTTCGGGGTCGGGAAGAATTGCATCTTTGACTTTACCAAAGACACCTTTTTTCTTCTCTTCGTTATCAACTACCTCATCTTTTATTTCATTAGTCATTATAACATATCAAGGCCATTCTATTTATGCCTGTGCTTCTTTCCACGAGAAACGTGCGTCAATGTTCTTGTTATTATTGGTTAAATTTCTAACACGAATAGCAAGAACCTCAGGACCATCTGGGAAAATACCAGTTGGGTTTGGTGAAGTAGTATTCTCATATTGAGAACCACCACCACCTAAAATACAGTTAGATAGTTCTTTAACCTCATTCAAACTATATTGGTTAACACCATTATCAGAATAGAATGCGAAGATAACTTCTCCTCCACTCAGTTCTGCGTTAGTTCCAAGCACAGCATATTGTGCAAGAGATGTACCACCAACGTCAAGCCAGTTAGTAGTAATACTAGTGACAGGATTCAACACCAACTCAATGAAGAACTTACCGTTAGATGAAATGTCAACCTGACGTAGAACTAGCTGCATCCTATTAACAAGTTCTCTAGTACCAAAGTTACCAGGAATACCATTGTCAACAGATGGTGCTACACGTAGAGCAATAACCGCCCTAGTTTGTCCAGAACTAATCTGTCTTTGTTGTTTCGTAGCAGCAGTGTAAACATACGCCCTATCTTCGTCAAAGTCACCGTCCATAATAACAGATGAACCCCAGTGACTAATCTGTGGTACAGATGTTGCTGCGATTAACTCAAGAGCAATTGGTTGTGTAGCAGAATAAGTAAACGCACTTGCCGATCCTGTTCCCATAGAAGGGAACTTAATATTGGTTGGGTTAGCAGCAGTAACAGATTTACTTAATTCAATACTAGTTCCACTTATAGAATGTACGTAAGTATCATCAGGGACATCAGCACCAACAACACGTTGTCCTTTTTGAATTCCAGTACCAGAAGATACTGTACCAGATGAAGCATTATCAGCAATAGTTAGGTTGATAGCACTAGATCCAGCTTGTTCTCTAGTAACTCCAGTGAAAGCACCAGATCTAGTAATACCAAGAGGGGATAGTGTAGATCCTACTGCATCTTGTAAACTAATTCCTAGAGAGTTACCAGGAGTAGAAGTAATAGAGAATGCCGTTGAACTAATTACCTGTGCAACATAATATGTTTTTCCAGATACAATATTTGAGAATGGTCTATCAAAAGTAACTGTCTGAACTCCATTTCCTTGTAGTCCTGTTGTACTTCCTACCACAATACTATCGTTAGCAGCTACAACAGAGATCACATCTTGTTGGAACTTAGTTAGTCCTGTGTAGTTAATATATTCTTGGTTAGCAGCAGTAGCAGAAGTTGCTTGTCTAATTCTAAGAGTACCTGAATCAGGGAATCCATATGGAGGTTCCGTCACATAGATTGTACTATCAGAATTACTAAATGATTTAGTTGCTTGTGTAGTTGGGCAAATTGTATTAACTTCATAACGAGATGGTAAGTTACCAGATCTCATGTATGCTTCAGTGTTGAAGTTGTTGTTTGGAATCTTGTGTGCATAGATTACGTTACCATCTGTAGCACGGAATCCCCAACGGATAAAACCAGCACCATACCAAGAGTAGTCCATGTAGAACATCTGCATCTTGGTTACGTCAAGTGTGTAACCAGACTTACCAGATCCATCACAACGATCAATGTTCCATTCGTTTTGATTCCATTCTGTTTCTACAGTCTTAGTAACAGGAACATTAATATCAGATGGTCCACGATAGTCAGGGAAGATAACCATCTGTGTATCAGAGATAATACCATCAACACGATAGGAACATCCACGAAGAGTAATGTAATCTCCAATCTTTAATTGCTTAGCAAACTTAGTACCTTGCTGGTTAGGACCAGTGTAACTAGAGATTAGTGAACTACCATTTGTTACTGTAGCTTTACCAGAGCATTGGAAGGTAGATGTTCTACGAACAAGACTGGTGTGACCATTAGCATGACGGAAGAACAAACCATTTTGTTGATCCATCATACCAATTTCAAGGTTAACACCATTGGCATTGATAGGTGTTACTGTATATTCACCAGAAGCAGTTGATTCTGATGGAGTTGAACTAGCAGTATACTGGAAAGTATATGCATCTACGACATTAGATACTTGGAACGTTCCATTGTATACGTTGTCATTAGATCCACGTACATCAATCTCTGTATCTCTAGTTACGTTATGTGCTACGGCACAAACAACAGTGACAGTAGATCCAGATGATGTAATTTCATCAACGTTTTCAATAGCAGGAGCAAGGATAGAACCAGTAGAGAACGCTACACCTTTACCAGATTGATAACGGAAATATCTTTTTGTTTGTCTGATTGCCTGTTGGTTCTTGGAGTGAGAATTGGTAGAGAATTTAACACCACCATCAAATGCTCTATGAACAGATGAACCTTGAGGTCTTGGATAAAGTTTTATAGTACCACTACCTACTGATCCAGTAGGTGCTCCATCTGGATAATATTCAAATACAGTTGGAGATTCTACAGTAGCAACAACCCATGATCCGTTAACGTTTGTACCTGCAGATCCTGCAATAGCAACTTCATTACCAACTTCTAAACCATGTGCGTTAGAACAAGTAACTCTAACCTCACCATTTCCTGGTGCTGTTAATGTAATAGTTCCACCAATTTCAGATCCAGTGTAATGAACACCAGTATAGACTGCAGTTCTAGCATCAATATCAATGTCACTATCACCAGATGACCAAGGATATGATGCTGTATAGTTAAACTGGTTTGCTCCAGCATTTACAGAGTCAATAATGAATACACCATTAGCACCATCATGAATAGTATCTTGAACAAAGATAGCTGTACCTGCTGTAGGAAGTGGAGTCTCTAATACGTTTACAGAACATCTAACAGTTTTACTATCATTGAACGCTTCTATCTGAGTAATTGATAGAGGATTTGAAGATTTATATGCAAATGGGTTGTTGTTGATCATCGCCAACGCTTCCCACTTGGTGTCCTGTACACCATATTCAAAGTCAGTATCAATCTGTGACTGTGGTTGGGATACCTTAGCTTTGTTTACAGAGTCATGATAAGTTTCTGATGGTTGAATTGTTTCTTCAAAATCATCATAAACAATCTGGAGTTTGTCTGTATCTGACATTCCAGTTGTATCATACGCAAGCTTAACTCTTGTCGTTACAACGTTCCTGATATCAGTAGAAATTTCATACTCAGTAGCAGTCAGTTCGGGATCCGAGAAGTTGTAGATAACTTTGTTATCCGTAACGTTAGTAATAAGAATTAACTGCTCTCGCTGAATACCACCAGGAATGATAACCTCTCTTTCAGAAGCATCAAAGAGATAGTAATTCGTCTTAATGGATTTCCTTGCCATTACCTATGTTCCTCGGATTAAATATTATGCTCTATGTATTTATCAGACTCCGTACTTATTACGGGTAGCATTGTAGTTTACAGTTCCTTCTGGTGTAAGAAGTTCTCTGTTATAAACTCTAATTTCACCACAGATACATCTAAGAGGTGAAGTTCCATTAGGATGAACAAAGAACTTATCTATTGCACAAGGACCAGAAGCTGCAGCAACACCTGAATTAGTAGTATTAAAAGTTCCATTCTCATCAGAATACATCATCTTAGTGACACCAGTACCACTAATACCAAAAGCAATCCAATGCCATTTATTAGGTGTCATAGTCATACTTATTTGAGTATTTGCGGTATCATTATCTTTAAATGCAAAATTAGTATTATTGTCTGAGTATATTCCAGATTCAAAAGCAGGAGAACTACCTGTTGCTGAATCTCTCCAGAAATAATTCCATGCATTATTAGCATAGTTACCACTTGAAGGATCCTGAACCTTAAGCCACAACTCTATTGTCCACCCATCTGCTTCTGTAAGATTTATATTATCATATCCACCAGTTCCAACATCAAGGTATGCTGGTTGTCCTGCCGCATTATCAAAAAACCAAATTACTCCTTCACGGGGATTATGTATACTTTGTCCATTAACTAAGCTAGCATTCCAATTATTACCAGGCTCATATAGAGTTTTCACTGTTGTTGATTGAGTAATAGCAGTTCCATATGTTTGGATTGGTCTGCTCGCTCGTCCGTCATTATAAGTATGAACTCTTTGTACCTGAGGGTTCCAAATGTGAATTGTATCACCAGCACCATCAGAGCTATTAAATCCTGTGCCACCACCAGAATTAGCTAAGTACAATTGAAAACCAATTTCATCATTAGAACCGATTGCAAATGTCAGAGTACATTTATACCAACCGTTACCATAAGAATCAATAGTCTCAGCATAGATACTCATAACATTTTCACTAGCAGTTGCAGCTGCTGTTCCAGTTTCCAAATTAAACCAGTATCCTGCTTCTGGATCATATGCCCTCAAATAAATTGATTTAACAATCTTATTTGATGATCCAATTTTAGCGAAGACACTTAATGTAACAGTATCACCCTCTGCAAATTGCATTTGATTTGAAGTTGACAAAGAAGTATCTTTATAAGCCCATGCTATTCCACCTACAGATGCATCGCTACCATCATAAACAATAGTTCCCGCAGTAAAATCTCCAACTGGTGACATAACATTAGGTCCAACAGTAGAACCTGTATTACCAGGAGTCATAGACCACTTACCATTCGCAGTAGAGTTATAATCTACAAGATCAACAACTCTATTATCCTTAAATAGATTTTCAGCAGTATCAAAACAAGCTCTATTTCCAAAGTCATAATGTGTCATCATATAAGTATTTTGTATAATGCCAGGACCTATAGTAGGTGCTACATCAACTCGTTCATTGTGATACTTAGTCTTAGTAGCGTTGTAGTTCTGTCTGGCTTGTGTCTGATTTAAATAACGATTATAAATTCTAAACTCTCCAATATCACCATCCATATATTCTCTGCTATCACTAGAACTACCACCTGTACCACCTTCTACGAGTGTTCCATATTCATTATAGGTCCAGGTTATACCAGTACCAGTTTTATAGTTGTAGTCACTAGTGTTTCCATTTAAAGCAATAGCAGGAGATTGATACACAAAGTCGTTACTAAAGAATGGACCAGAAGCATTAGAACCATTTGTTGCTGCAAAGTTGGCGTCAATTAATGGTTTATTTAATGAGAATCCACCAGATGTACCCACATCAAGACCGATAAGTACATCTAAAACTCTAACGTCAGCATTGAAATCATCATTAATTCCAGATGCAAAGAAACCGAAGTTTGTATTTCCACCTACAGAAGTACCACTAACACCACTAGTGGTACTTACCTCTACTACACCATCTACAAACCCAGTTAACGTACCACTATTCACAGATAGAGCAATATAATGCCACCCACCATCATCCAAATCTGTAGCAGAACTTGTTGACTCAGTACCTGCATGATGTTTGACAGCAATAGCACCATTTGCTTTTGTTTCTAAGTATATCATCTCATTAGCCATATAAAGTTCAATACCAATCCTCCTACCAGTTTCATAAGTATTAAACTTAACCCAACATCCCATAAAGAAATCATTAACTGATGCATTACCAGATGAGTAGAGTTTAAATCCACCATCTTGACAGTCTCTATATTTTCCAATGTAGTGACTCCAATCACTTGCAGTCAAAGATGAACCACCAACACTAGCATTAGAATCATATGATGGACCGTCTTCAGCACCACCGTCTGTATTTAATCCTACATTAACATTAGGGAATGATCTACTAGTACCCCATAGAACTCTAACTCCACCGCTACCTGCATCTGCTGCTCCATTCCTACCATCATCTTCGTTACCAGTTCCTCCACCACCATATGCTTTCTCTCTACTGCTAGTAGAAGGATCCTTAGATGTTCCACCAGATCCAGCAAAACCTTGTGCATCTGCAAGCTCTGCAGTAGTGTTTCCACTTTCAGGGGAAGATCCAGATCCACCAGCTACTCCACTACCCCAGAGACCAACTCCACCACCACCTACTTGAACCCTATGATTTGAAGTGGAGTTTACAGAGCCACCTCCTCCACCGCCTCCGCCACTACCAGAGGTTCTATTATTTTGAGTTCCATCACTACCTTGTCCACCATCACCTTCATATCCACCAGCTCCTCCTCCACCACCAGATTGGTGGCCACTTTGTCCACGACCTCCACGACCTCCAGTTCCACCACCACTGCCAGTACCAGTATATGTTCCTGAGTAATTTACTCCACCATTTTGAATGACCTGCGGTCCTCCATACTTTCCTTTGCCACCACCACCTGCTCTAGCAATAATGGTTCCTGAATGACTACCTGTTCTAATATAACTATCTCCTCCATCAGTGGCATTATCTAGACCAGCCTGAGTACCACCAGCACCACCTTGACCAACAGTAATGTATAACTGTGTTTGTCCACTGACATCAGCACCGTTTATCCAACTTAATGCACCACCACCTCCACCTCCTCCAGAGACACCACTACTATAATTTGTTGTTGCAGATCCACCACCTCCACCACCAACTAGAACAGCTGATAGTGATGTTAATCCAGTAGGTATATTAAATACATATTGACCAGGAGTTAAAAACTCTGCTTCTCCTGCTGACACACCTAAAGTTTGTGCAGATGCTCCAATTGTAAATGGAAGATCTTGTTGTAAAGCTTGAACTTGACTCCAACCGAGATTACTTGATCCAAATCCATCACCATCAACATACAATGACACTACATTATTAGTAGCATCAAAAGAAGTAATTGTATGATACCAAGTGCCTGCAGATACAGGATTAGCTGTTATTAGATACGTCCCTGTCAGTGAATAGTGTAGTACAATTTCCAAATCCTTACTGGTACCAGCAGTTGGTTTCACACGTAAAGAAATTCCACTATTACTAGCAGATTGATCCCAAATATATCCACTGGAGGTAGCTTGTGATGTTAAACTATCAAACTTAACCCATGCCTCAATAGAAAAAGATGTCTTATTAGAAACATCAAAATCATTTAACTCAATACGTTTATTAGTTGAAATCTCAAAATAATCTCCTTGATAAGTTGGTCCTACGCTTCCAACTAATAAACCATCATAACCGTTCTTAGATTTATCAATCCAATTTCCAGTTCCACTATAATCCGAAGCTATTAAATTTACATCTGAAAAATCTGTAGGTCTTATAGCAGGACTACCAGAATACTCAAAACTATCAGCACTATCCATCTGTCTCCTCTTGTTAGAGACTGGAGTAGCAAGATCATCAAAGACAAGCTTGTTAGCAGTAAAAGGATATGTAATTAGATCACTAGTATCATTCCTAATAGAACCATCAGATAATCTCCCAATTTTATTTTCTGCATTTGCAACGATTGTGTAATCAACATCAGTACCAGTGTAATCATCATATGAAAAATCACCTAGACCATTACCAGAGGTACTTACTTTACCAAAAGTATATCTGTCTGGTTCTCCCCCCACATAATCAATAGTCTGATCTCTAAACAAGATATAATAAAATGATGCATCAGCATCCAAGCTAGCATTACCTAGGTTGTCTGTACCTTTACTAATCTTTCTCCTGAAAACTAAACTACCATCTCTAGAATACTTTGATATAAGAACATCAGCATTATTAGCTCCAAAACCGTCGGGTTTGTCAACAGATAAAACAACAGTTTGTTGTGTTTCAGTATCTGATTCAACACTATAAGGAATCACGTAAGGAGCATTTGGGTCTACATTTCCATCCCATTGATCCGTATTGTTCTCACGTTGCCATAATATATTTCCTTCAGGACTATACTTAACTATAAATTCTCCTGTTCCAGTCAGAATAGGAGAATTACCATTAATAGTACCAACAATATAAATTTGATTATTGCCATCAATATGACAAGCAGTACATCTTACATTTGCAGGAGAACAATCATCACTATCATTAGGTCCTGTTCCACCACTACCAGATATATTTCTTTCTAAAGTTCTGTCCCATATAATTTCACCAGTGTTACCATCCATCTTAACGATGTAACCTTTGTCTGCACTATCATCTTCCAGATATCCAACAGCAATTACTTCACCTTTATCATTAACACTTAGTTTTGTTAATACAACATCTCTACCTAACATATATGCTGCCTTACCCCATCCAGCATTACCATATTGATCAAATTTTTCTATAAATGCTTGGGTATGTAATGCATAACTAAATGTGTCAGTATAACCACAAGCAAAAACTCCCATTGAACTCTTAGCTACACCTGTATATTCAACTAAAGCTGTATTAGTAGATGTTTGCCATTGAATTTGACCATCAGTAGAATAATGAGCTATCCATGGAAGAACTCCACCTTGGGAACCAACAACATATAAACCATCACCTTCATACCATTCCATTGCACGTAAACGTGTGTCTCCAGTTGAATGTGATAAATTTTGAATTTTTATGTCCCAGTCCTTTGGTGATGTTGCAGGATTGGTTGATCCATCATAAGTTCTTCTCTCTATCCATCCAAGTTCTTTATTAGTAGATTTATCATCTGCTGTACCAGCAAAAAAATATTTGTCATTGACCTCATCATATTTTATTTGTTCTGGCCGATAAACATCTTCTGATGATGTGGATTGATCAACAGATTTAAAAAAGTTTGTTACTACATCTGCCCCAGATGATCCTAAGAGAAATAGGTTCCTAGGAGGACTACTAAAACTTACTGGCATTTATATATCCTCTTAACTGAAGTCTGTGTTTCCTTGACCGTATACTCTAATAACTCCACCACCATCTTTAACAATTAGGAATGTAAGAATATCTGTATTGGATGTAGCAATAGGTGGAGAACCACCAGACCACCTAACACCAGTAGCAATGTTATTTCCGTCTACAGTACAGTCATCACCATATGTAGAAGCTGTGCTGGCATCAATAATTAATGTAATGGTTAAAGACTGACCATTAGCAAGTACGGTTCCATCTGGATCTGCTGTATTAAACGCCCAAGTATTAATTGCAGAGTTTGCAGTAGTAGTTTCACCACAAACAGTATTTGCAGCTGCAGTTATAACAGTTAACGTATTAGAACTTAACGAGAATCCTGTTGCCATGCTACTAAATGTTTTTTCAATAACACGACCACCAAGGATAGCAGCACCATCAGTTTGTAGTGCAGGTTGACCAGTGGGACCTACAAGAACACCAACTGATGTTAGTGACGAATTGACAACACCAGTACCAAGAGTAGTTCCACTTAATACTAATTGGTTTCCAATAGCAAATTCTTTTCCATTGGCAAGTTCTAAATTCTCAGTTGATACAAAATATTTTTTAGTTCTACTATGATCATAGAGGATTGACTTATCTCCAGTACCACCAAGTGAAGGTGGAGTTCCCTTTAGAATAATACCACCACCATCAGCTGCGGTATCAGTAGGACCACTAACAACGAATGTCTCTTCTGCAAGAGAGGACGAAACAGCGTTTGATAATACAGCAGTCTTAGTTGCAGGGTTTAGAGATGAAATAATAGTTCCTGCAGGTACAGCACCTCCTGCTGAACTGATTTGCATACCTTCAATAATACCACTAACAGGAGTAATGTTACTAATAGTAGTATTACCATTGTTAACCGTAGCAGTAATAGTCAAGTTTACAACTGCTGCTAGTTCAATATTTTTATCATCAATAGTAAGTGTTGTACTGTTAATATTAACAACAGATCCATCAACACGAAGATCACCTAAAATTCTTGCGTCACCATCAACTGTTAAATCATTTGGAGTTGTTACATTGAAAGAAGAATCTCCTTTAATCCATGTTCCAGTTCCAGATCCAATAACAAGTTGTCTATCTCCAGCAGCTGCTGGTGGAGAATAAGTCGCACTCGTTTGATCTTCTGTAGACGCTGGTCCAATAAGAACATTACCAATACCAGTTGCAGCATGTCCAGCAAAGTGTCCGATACAAACGTTGTATCCACTACTAGGATTATTTTCTAAAGAACTAACACCAATCGCGATATTTCCAGATCCAGAAGAGTTAATCAGAAGAGCATCCTTACCAATACCAATGTTATTATTTCCACCATCATTATCTCGTAATGCTCTATATCCCAGTCCAGTATTGGCGGCACCCGCTACGTTAGTAATAAGAGTTTGATATCCTACTGCGGTATTCTGAGATCCTGACTGGTTGCCAGCAAGAACAGAGTATCCAAGAGCTGTGTTCGTAGAGACTGCACTACCACCTCTACCAACTGTGATAGGAACTGCATCACTTCCTCTAATTGAAACGTCATGATTATCAAAGTTAGCAGCACCATTTACTTGTAGTATAGCAGTAGAAGCAGCACCTAAAGTAGTATTGAGATCAACTTCCAGAGCATGATTGATACTTGTAGTTCCAGTAGTTGCACCAACTTCAATAATTGTAGCTTCTCCACCAAAATCAATTCCCAATGCAGATGTATTAATAAGATCAAATGCGTTACTTGAAGTAAGAATACTATCAACAATGACTGGGTTGGTATCAAACATCAACTTACCAGATCCAGACTTATCCTGAATCTTACCTGACAATTGAGTTGATGTTGTTAAAGCAAACTGTCCTAAATGATATGAACTATACGCAACCTTAGCACCAGAACCACCACCATTATCAAAGTTTACATTGACAGAACCACCAGCATCAGAAGCATTTAATGTAACAGAGCTATTAATAGTTAATGTTTTTAAATCTGCCATGTCTAAAGTAGAGGCAGATGTAGAAGTAATTGCTAATCCATTGTAAGTTGTTGCTGAAGCAGAACCCAGAGTTGGGTTAGTCATCGTTGGAGATGTTAAAGTCTTATTCGTAAGAGTTTGTGTATCATCTTCTGTTACAAATCTCTTAGCAACTGATCCATCATAAGATCTCCAGTATTGACCAGCTTCATACCACTCAATTCTATTATAAGTTAAAATTCCACCTGCATTATCAGTAGTTCTATTAACCTGAACTCCTGCATCAGTACCAGTAAGAGCAGTACCTTTCCTAAGTTCAATAACATTGTCTTCTACAATTAAAGTTGAAGTCTCTAAAATTGTTTGAGTACCTTGTACAAGTAAATCTCCATTAATTGTTACAGAACTTCCATCATCAGTAATACTACCATTTGCAAACTGAGCATTAGCATTGTCCCAAACAGGAACTCTATTATCAATTAAGTTAGTAGAGTTTTTAATAGAGAATGTACTAGAACTTAAACTAAGACCTTCTCCTGCACTAAAAGATGCACCAGTATCACTGTTTAAAGAATCAATCTCAATTTCAATATCACCATTACCAAGAGTAGTTTGAGTAATTGTTGTAGCACCTGCTTGTTTAAATATAAAATTACCCGATGCCAATGCTTCTACGCCAGAAGCAACTTGAGTTATAGTGTTAGTATCTGTGCTATCAATTTCAATTGTGTTTCCAGTTTGAGATACTTGTACGTTTCCACCAAGAGCACTTCCACCAGTGACAGTAATATCTCCAGACTGGAATGATCCAGATCCACCACCTTTCAATCTAGTAACTGTATCCGAAGAATTGATTGTTAACGTAACATCATTGTTACCATCTAAACCTTGAGCAATTGTGACTTCAGTTCCCTCAAGGAATGTAAAATTACCAGAAGCAAAAACTTGTCCTGTACCACCTCTTAACTGAGTTATAGTATCATCATTAGCAGTATTAATACTAATTGTTTTACTTGCACTATCCTGAGTAACAGTAGCTCCACCAGATCCAGAGATAATCATTGCACCAGATTGTGCGGTTCCACCAACTGCTGACTGAATAGTTGTAACTGTATCAGCATCAACAACAGTTCCAGATAAAGTAATAACTTCACCAGCTCTAGCTAATGCTAAAGTTAAACCTTTTGATCCTGATGGTATAGACTGTGGTGCAGCAACTGCTAATTTAACTTCTTCTGATCCAGTACCAGATCCACCTGCTGTTAATCTAATAATTTTCTCAGCAGCTGTACCACCATCATCAGCTGCAAATGCATATGTTGTATTATTATCTGGAGTATTGTAACTCTCACCTAGAGATACGATAGTTCCATTAAGACTTATAGAAGAATTTACTAATGATGTATTTGCAATGTTAGTTAATGTGTTGAGAGTTGCATCAATAGTAGCTTGTTCAATTATTTTATTAGTTAAAGTTTGAGCTTGTGTTAGGTAAACATCACCAGGACTATCCCAAAAAACTGTAGTACCATTACTAGTCAAATATTTACCCGAACCAGTATCTCCATTGACATTGATACCATTACCAGTGAGGTCTAAGTTGTCACCTGACACCAGTTCTTCAATCTTCTTTGATACAGCGTTAACAATTAACGGAAAACGATCAGCCATTTACTTCCCAGTGGATACTAGTGCTCAGGTTTATTTATGTCTTACGAAACAATGATCTGTCCTACCATCAAACTATGGTACTGACAGATATAATAATATGTTCCATGTGCTGTAGGTGTGAAGCTAACTGTTCCAGCAGTTTCTGTACCATTATTAGCTACACCAGTAGCAGCATCTCCAGTTCCAACTGTGGCAGAATTTTTAACCCACAATGGATGACCAGCAGCATTCATATTGAAATCTATTTTATCACCAAGAAGAATATTAATTTGTGGGTCTGGTGCATCAACATGAGTAGTTAATCTATCATCACCATTAATGTTATAACTTGATGAACCACTATGTGTAACATTGAGTGGAAATGTCTTAGATACTGGTGCTGGAGCTGGTCTATTAAATGTTGACACCCTAGGAAATGTAAGTCCATTAGATCTATTACCCACTTGCTCAGAAATCATTCCTGTCAAATCTGTTCTAGGATTTTTAGCATGTAAATATTTGTTAGGACTACCCTGACTACAAGTATTATCATCAAACAATCCACCACCAGCATCAAAATTCATATCACCATAGATGCTATGATCTTTTAAATATTTTTTGGCAACTGATTGTGTAAATCTCTGCTTACCAGTAGCTAAACATGCTAGTACACCTGATACTTGTGGTGATGCCATACTAGTTCCACTGTAGAAGTTGTACCAATTTCCAGATCCAGCAGTATACTTTACATCATTAAATCCACCAACATTTTCAGTTACAGAAAGAATATTATTTCCTGGTGCAAACACATCAATATTAGGACCAAAATTTGAGAAGGTTGATCTTCTAAACTCATGATGGTTACTCAGAGATCCAACTGTAATTGTATTACCAGAATTAGCTGGTGTTGATCCTCTATTATAATAAAGCCATCCAGCACCTGCGATTGTTACTGTGTTGTAGTAATCAGGATCACCGTCAGAAACACAATAAAAATTTTCATTACCTGCAGCGGCAATAATTATAACACCATCTGAAATAGCATCCTCAATATCAGCATTAGTTGCTGCGTTTTCTTGAGGTATTAACATTTTATTAGCTGCCAAACCAAAGTCTGTTTCTAGTCCTGCCCATGTCCACCCAGAAGGATTAGGGTTTCCAGAATTATATTGTACTCCTCTATAATTTACTTGCACAATATCAGCAAGATCAAAATTTGCTTTCTCTAATATCTGACTGAAATCAGCTCCATATCCCCAACTATGATTTGTAATGGTTGGGTTTTTAATTCCTGTATCTGGATTGACTGACTTGTTTCTATGGAAAGCTCTTAAGTAATCAAAGATCAATAGATCTGGTACAGCTGTTCCTGTGTTTGCAGTGTTACCAAGGACTTGCATACTATAAATGTTTGCCTCATTTGCCCATCCATAATATTGTCCTGCTACTGTTCCAGCAACATGATTACCATGACTCTCTGTGTTAGTAACATTATCAAAATAGTTTGGATATGGTGCAGCAGGTGTTGATTGACCATCATCATCAATTGATGTTACAAGAGTATTCAGTTCATTATACCAATCATACTGCACAAATCTTGTCTGACCTGTGGTAGGACTGAACCATTCCTCACAGTCATAAGATACTGGGTCATCACATATAACTACATCAACATGCTTACCATTATTAAAAATATTTACAGTCTCAACAACCTCTTCATAAGTTCCACCATCACTAATAAGACCGAATTGACCCTTACCTCTTTGTGCAGGATCACCAGCACAGTGAATATGTCCCCACTGTTTATCAAATGCATTTATTGATGCGGGTGGTTGTGTATCTCCCTTCCAAAAAGTTTTACTATTAATACTATATTCAGTATAATTAATAGTCTTTCTACCTATAGTAATACCACGTTCTTTTGGTGGTAGTTGTACATCCCACACTCTAGGATCTTGACGTAATATTTCTGCTTGCTCTTCTGTCATTTTGTAATGAGTGTTCCTACTCATAGGACGCTTCATTGCAAGATGATAATCACTCATCTCATTGTAAAACTGCTCTAGATCTTCGTGTTTGTAGAGCGTTACGATGTAGACTTTTTCTTTCATATTAAGCCTCTAGTTGAAGATAAGTAAGAGTTACACTGAGGTTTACTGTAGATCCACTTTTGTTTACAATCTTAACGTAAGTTGTTCCCGTTCCAGATTCGTTAAAACAAACAGTAGCTGGAGTAATCATTTGTGTTTGAGCACCAGTAGTAATCACCTCAGAAAGAACACCAGAACCAGGTGTAGGATCAGTAGTTTCTAGTCTACCAGCATCAGAAGTTCTACTATTAGTATCACTGTATAATGTTACCCATGCAGCATGTGTTGTTTGAATCTTCATCAATGCATATGATTTGGGAGTTGAAATCTGAGTGTTAGATATACCAAGAGATGCAATAGATTGTGTTACTGATGCTGTAGTTCTTAATTGTAGTCCACCACTATTTGTTTGGTTTACCCAAGCAGATCCATCATATTGTAAAATCTCATTTAGTTGTGGTGTTCCTAGGGTTACATCACTATGACCACCAATAGATCCAAGTGCTGTTAAATATCCTCCGATACTATGATCACCCCAACCATATGCACTATTCCAATTAGTAATGTTAGCGTTAGTAATACCTGCAGCTGGTGCAGCAGAATAAACAGGATCACTTTCTGAAGTTAGATAACTAGAAAGATTAGGAGGAGTGTAATCAAAAACACCAGTAGCACTAGTGTATGAAAGAGCAGCAGATCCAGAAGAGTTAGTATTAACACTAAACAAAGTTCTATCAGTTGCACTAGCACCAGCACCCGCTGCCGTCCAAGACGATCCATTCCACGAGTAAGTAATACCAGCTACCGTATAAGTATACGAACCGTCCGTTGCTTGTCCGTTTGTTGAGGGAAAATTTATTGCCATTGTTTATTCCTATGCGTCTGTGATTGCTAGTATAGCTTGTTTAAATGCTTCATAATCAGCAGAAGCAGTCAATGCATCTTTCAACTTAGAAAGAGGTATCAAATAACTTGCTGCCTGAGCAGCTCCTCCTGCATCATGTTGTGCAACCTTAAGGAAAGATCCCTCAAAGTAAACAGTATTGTCAGATAAGAACAAGTGTCTTACCTTATACTCTGCTGAACCTATATCATAATCAGCATTAGAGGTTGGTAATAGATGACCATTGGGTACGAATCTCCAACGATTT